ATCCTAATGGGATTGGTCACAAGTTTAAAGTGTTTGTTCAGAACATGAACTTCGCTACTCTTGGTGGGGGCATCTGGGCTACTGCGTTACAGTCAGAGTTAAGTACTGTAATAGCAAGAGGTAGCTTAAATGTGGCACTTAGGTCAATGGGTATGTCATTTAAACAGATGAAGAACTTGATACAGAGTTTACCGCCTAATACCGCCTTTGCACGACAGCTTCAGCTTATGTCCTTTGCGTTTGATGTAAGTAACCACAGTACGGCTAGTCGCTTTATTGATGGAGAGGACATTCTTGAAGGAGCAGATGTAGCAAGTAAAGCAGGGAGAACGAGTCAAAGAGCGGCAGAGTTAGTAGCTAAAGGCACAGGGCTTACTAGTATTACTGCTTCTTTCCGTATGGCGATTGCTAATACTCTTATTGTTGACTTGTTCTTTAATCCTAAGTTAGTAAAAGGGATGAGCAAGCGTGACACGAAAGCGTGGACTAGGTTACAGGTTGATGTTGACAAGATAGCGCAGTTGCAGAGCATGAAAGACGATGTGTTTGTGCTAAACAAGAATGGGTCTATTAAAGAGATGGACTTAACTAAGTTAGACCCTGAAATGGCTAATATGGTTGAGCGTATGGTGTTTAACGCTAGTAAGTTGGACATTCTGTCGGGTGACAAGATGCACTTACCTGAGATATGGAGTAATCCTGATAGTATTCATTATATGTTTACTCAGTTCCTTGCTTATCCTGTTCAAGCCTATGAGTCTTTACTGGCTAGAGGTGTAAGTGAAGGAAATGCTCGTACTATTGTAGGTGTTACCTTTAGTGCCGCAGTCTCTACTATGCTTGCTATGACTAAGGAAGAAGTAGAAGTCAAAGCAGGGTGGAAAGACCCTAACGAAAGGAAGTATGAGTGGAACGATGAAGGGGTTAAGAATGCCTTTATTAATGCGACTAACAAAGGAGCTATGTCTGCTCCCCTTAGTTTGAGTATCAATATGCTTAGTCAAGGGTTGACAGGCGGTAGACTAGGCAGTGAGTGGTCACAGTCTCACTGGATGGGTGCGTTTGGTGGTGCTCCTGCAGGTAAGATACAGGACATATACAAGAGTTTGAAGACGTTTGGTATGGATGTACATGACGGTAACAGTGACATGTACCATACAGTGTATGGGCGTACTCTACTGCTTAATACGTTTACGCCTATCTATAGCTTACCAATGGTGGGTGAATGGTTACGACATGAAAACAAGCAACTAGAACTACCTTAGATAGTAGGGCTATTTCTTAACTTAGGAGTTACAAGTGAGTAAAGCAAGTATAGACTCACTAAATACGTTACATGACTTACAGACTCACTACTACTTAGGATTACTTAAGAGTGGTGAGCCTTTAAAACCTACTGAGTTAGCGGCTATTAATACATTCCTTAAACAGAATGATATTACCGTTGACATAGTAGAGAGTAAGCCAATGATGAGTTTAGTGGATGAACTAAAGGACAGCAATGTTATGGATATGTTTAATGTGTAGCACATGTGTAGTGCATGTGTTTAACGTGTAGGAGATAGCTACGTGAGTGTGGAGGAGAGTAAAGAGATCAAGATATTGGTCAATGACTTCAGAGAGTACCTAAAGTATGTATGGAGAGGTATTAATTTACCTCCTCCTACTCCTTTGCAGTTAGATATGGCTAAGACCCTTATGACAGGGGATAAACGTCTATTGTTAGAAGCATTCAGGGGTATAGGTAAGACTTATATTACTGGTGCATATGTTACGTGGAGGTTATTAAGGAATCCAAATGAGAAGGTTGTTATCGTGTCCCAGAGTGGTAGTCACTCAGAAGCTATTGCCCAGTTTATACGTAGGCTTATCTTCGACCTTCCCTTATTGGAGCATCTTACCCCCGATGCAGAGATGCGTAATAGTGTTAAGTCCTTCGATGTCACAGGGTGTGAAGTTACTGTACAACCTAGTGTTAAAAGTCTAGGTATTACTAGTCAGTTACAGGGTAATCGTGCGAGTATACTTATATCAGACGATGTGGAAGGCTTACAAAACAGTGCTACAGAGCTTATGAGGGCTAAACTGCTTGCTACTGTTGCTGAGTATGATGCTATCTTGCAAACCAATAGTGATGCACAGATCATTATGTTGGGTACTCCTCAGAGTGGTGAGAGTATTTATAACAAGATGAGAGATAAGGGATTCAGGACTATAGTATATCCTGCTAGGTATCCAGACAACGTAGAGTTGTACCAAGGTACTCTTGCTCCTCATATCAGTCAGCCCCTAGAAGAAGGTAAAGTACAGGTAGGAGAGTGTACGGATAGTAGGTTTACAGATATAGACCTTGTAGAGCGTGAAGCTAGTATCGGTAGGTCGTGGTTTAGGCTACAGTATCAGCTAGATACTACGCTTAGTGACAGTGATAAGTTTCCTCTCAAGTGTAGTGACTTTATAGTACATGACTTAGACCTTCATAAAGCCCCTATAGGGCTAACGTATGGGAGCAGGAGAGACTTAATCGTTGAAGACATACCTAACGTAGGGTTTACTGGTGACTGCTTCTACAGGGCTTCACACATCGACTCAGAGTATGTTCCGTATGAGTACAGTATTATGGCTGTTGATCCGAGTGGTAGGGGTAAGGATGAGACAGGTTATGCTGTTATTAAGCAGTTACATGGTCTTATTTACATTAGTGAAGTGGATGGGTTTCACGGTGGGTACACAAGCGAAAATTTAATGCGACTTGCTCAGATAAGCAAGAAGCACAAGTGTCAAGTTATGGTTGTGGAGAGTAACTTTGGTGACGGTATGTTTAGTGAGTTACTGAAGCCTATACTTAAGAGTATACATCCGTGTTCCGTAGAAGAAGTAAGAGCAAGTAAACAGAAGGAAATGAGGATACTTGACATAGTAGAACCTTTACTTAACCAACACAGGCTAGTTATTGACTACAGTGTAGTAAGTAGGGACGTTAAACAGGGTGTACAAGATCATAAACTGCTTCCTTACTCCTTGATTCACCAGTTAACTCATATAACTAGGGATAGAGGTAGTCTGTATCATGACGATAGGTTGGATGCTTTAGCTCTTGCGTTAGGGTTTATAGTTGAGAACATAGGGGTCAGTACAGAAGATGCACTAGACAAGTACAGGGAAGAGATGTTAGACAAGGACTTAGAGGACTTTATGAACGGTATAGGTATAGGAGGAAGGGCTAGTAAACCTAATTACTTGAACTCTTTTGGTACGCCTTATACAATGATGTACACAGTGTGTGTAAGTCATTGATTTGTAAGGGAAAGTAGGAAGTTATCCACAATCTGGGTTTAAGTGGACACTGTATGTAGGTTAGGGGGAGAACAAGCCCCCCCCCCCCTTTGAACATAGTGTATTTACCTATGTTAGACACAGGTGTAGTAGTAGTATGACTGTTATACACTGTGTAGTACCTGTGTAGTACTGTTGTTAGCTATGTGCCTTGCTGTTGTTAGGTATCATGGTAGGGCAAGGTGATGCTAACCATAGTGGGTAGTGTCCTACTGCTCCTACACCCCTCCTTTCATGTAGCATACACGTACCTCCGTGTGTAGAGTACATACAGATGATAGTGTTTTCATTACATGTCCCCCACAGTCTCCGCATGTAGTGTTTAGCACTATCTTCTGTATGTGCTCTGGTTTGAAGTGTAGCATCTGGTCTAAAAGTGGTACAAAAATGTGTGGGGGTATTAAACAATAGGTCGGAGCGATTTCCCCCCTTGCCATAATATGGCACACTGTGGGGCGTGGTGTGTTCCACGTGAAACAATAGCACAGCGTGTATGTGTACTGCAAAGTTGGCACGATTCTTGCATGACCTACACGTTATTTGTAGCTCATTTGTTGGCACGTTTCTTGCATAGTGACGAGCGCACTACTTTGGTGCATGGCATAAATTTTTCACCTATGACGAACCAAGCAATAACCATGCCAACTTAACCTATACTTAGCCTAGCAAGAACCATGCCAAATGCAAAATCCATGCTCTACGCTCAAACAGTGAATTCTGAATATAAAGCCGCTCACAAGGCGTAAACCTAAAACCTGTACCACTGCACTACCTACACCCTAAACGGGGCGTAAGCAGAGTTACTAACAGGTTATCCACAGGCTGTAAGTCACTGATTTATAAGGCTTTTATTTTACGCCTAAACACGCTATCCACAGGTTATCCACAGGTTATCCACAGGTTATCCACACCGCTCTCAAAACTTGGCACACTTCTTGCTACGTGTGTGTGCGCTTCTTTTAAGCAAAGCCAACAACTCCATGCCCTAAATGATAATGATTCTCAGTAGCGTTACCGATCTTCTGTTGATACTTTACTTTAAAAACATGCCCTAAGTCATTGATATTTGCCAATGCAAATTAATTTCACTCGTAAGTTATTGATTTATAAGGGTTTTCTAGTTAGTTTGGCTTGCAAGTGAAATAAAGTGTTGACGGCCTGAAAGTATGGTGATAATCTGGTGTCGACTTCAACAACAACCAACCAAAAAAGAGGCATATTATGAACACATTAACAACAACACAAACAGTAGTAAATGAAGACGCAAAGTTAGACCATAACCTAGCAAGTGACATACTCAGTAAACATGTGTTAGACCATGTTAAGGCAGAAACAAGCACTACTGTAGCTGATGCAGGGATTAATGAGTACTTAAAAAATACCTTGATCGGTGTACCACTGACTGATGCAGTCAAAAATATCCAACAGGATTTCAACATAATACTGTTTTGTAATTGGGAGCAACAAGCAAAGATTAGAAAGCTCTTGAATAATAGACTTTCCAACTTTACTAAGAAAGGAACAAAAGACAGTAAAGCATACAAAATGCAATCCGATTCAAGAGCTTTGGGTATGGAGTTGGAGCTTGGACGGGGCAAAAGTAAAGAGAAATTGCTTAAGCAAGCATACTATGCCAATAAAGCACGTAATGCAGGTGTATATACACCTGAGGACGTTAGTACAGGTTACAGCCCTTTTGTTATCACTATTAAAGAACCTACACCAGAAAAAGAACCTACACCAGAAAAAGAAACTCAAGAAACAGAACAGTTTAACGGCATGTCGCACTTAATTGCCGCTTACAAAGTAGTGTTAGACAAACACAATAACGGTTCAGGCACCCTGATCGGCTCAGAATATGATCGGATTGTTGCTAGTCTCCAAGTACTACAAGGCTAAAGTTTAGATTGCAAGCCAAACCTAACAAGAGCATGGACGCTCTACACTTAACCTAAACCGAGGGCAATAAAATGAACACACTAACACTTGATAAAACATACTTAAATCATAATCTACATGTAGCGTTAGCTTTGGAACTAAAATTAAATCCGCTATCATTTGAAGCCTTTTTAAAGCAAGGTGCTACATTGAAACCACTATTTCAGGTAATGGGCGCACTAGAATCACTTGACTTTTTGCAGTCTTATTTCGACAATCTGTAGACTTTGGATTGCAAGCCAAACCTAACAAGAGCAAGGACGCTCTTTAACCTAAACCTAACAAGAGCGAGAATAACATCATGTATAACTACCTAGTAGAAATAGCACGAGAACGTACGGAAATAAAAGTATTCACAACTAAAAAGCAAGCACTTGATTGTTTTGCTTACTATGAAGGTTTCTACGATATAAAAGTATTCCAAGGTGCGTATTCTCAATCAAATACTTTTGGACGGGAATACCTAGTTAAACGGGGATATATATTTGACAATGAGCCAGTATACGAGTATGGTTGTTTTCAAGGCGAACACTAAAGTTTAGATTGCAAGCCAAACCTAACAAGAGCAAGGACGTTCTACACTTTAACCACACACACAAGAGGGTACACGTTATGAAACCATCACTAGTAATTATTTTAGTTTTATCAGGGATAGTAGGTATGCTATCAAGTCTCTATTACTTATGGTGCACTGTCGCAGTGTTAGCCAGTTTATAAGTTTAGATTGCAAGCCAAACTCAACCAAGAGGGTACGATAATGAATAAGTTAACCAAAGCAGTAAAACAAACACTAACACCACGCAAGGCAAATGGAGCAGTAGTTTACAAAGGCATCAGTCAACTAGACGGAATCACAGAAATAGTAGTAATAGTTACAGGGTTAGAAAACCCTACCAACAATGTTAAAACAGGTGACATGCTCCAAGCATGGGTGCTCATAGAAAACACACCACCTCACGAAGCGGTTAAATCAGGGTTAGACTATGCTATATGCGGTGACTGTATACATCGTGGCACGACTTGCTACGTGACAGTACACCAAGCACCACTGGCAATATGGAAAGCGTACAAGAGAGGTAACTATACCGATCTAACAAGTTTGGATTGCAAGCCAAACCGTGAGCAACTATGTGCCACATACGCAACCGCAGAACAAGGTAGAAACTTAAGGATTGGAGCGTATGGCGACCCAAGCGCAGTACCTGTAGAAGTATGGCAAGAACTAGCGACTACCGCAGACACCACTACAGGGTACACACACCAGTGGAAAAACCCTAAGCATGCACAACTTAAGTACTTGACGATGGCAAGCGCAGATTCTGTAGCTGACTTCAATCAAGCGCAAGCGTTAGGGTGGCGTACGTTTAGAGTTAAGAACGCAAACGATCACCTTTTAGAGTCCGAAGTAGTATGCCCTAGCACTACCGTAGGGCTATCATGCGCTGATTGTGGGGCGTGTAAAGGGCTAAAAGGAACACGACCACTGCGATCAAACATAGTGATTGACGTACACGGTAGAGGTGTTAAAGCATTTGGATTGCAAGCCTAACTTATTACCCTACACCTAACAACATTGGAGACTAACCATGAAACACTTACAACCAGAGTACGTACTAGTAGGATTACGGGTTTACGTATACTTTAATCTACACCGTAAATGCTTTAGTGTTAAAGCACTAGAGGGTGAACACAAAGGGCGTGTAGTCCACCATACAGACAGTCTGTACCTACTTGATGTAACCTTTAAGGTTAGTCAAAAGGGGCGTGAGCGTGTCCTTAGAACTAAACGCAAGAACGTACATGCAGGAGTTGTGGGTACTTTTGTTACAACCTTTCAGGTAGCCGATCCTGTAGACTCTGGCCAGCCTGTAACGTACAACCCGTACTTGTACACCAGTTTTGTAAGAGCAGACACGCTAACACCAGTATACACAGCAGGTGCTGTTTACTTAAGAGGACGTACTATTACGAGGTGGAATTCTTGGTACGAGCCTGTGGTACTAGAATACACTACGAAAGGAAGTTTAGCTTGCAATCCAAACTCAACAACAGGAGACTAAAATGAGCTACAGATCAGAACAGTGGTACGTGTGTGATTCATGCGGTGATGAAAAGCCCGAAGAACAGTTTAGCCTAGTATGCGTAGAGTGTTGCGTAGAATGCGAAGATGAACAGATGATAGCGGATGAAGAGGAAGCAGAATATGAAGCCGAACAAGCCAAGCTACAAGCCAACATTGCGGAAACAAACCTTACACTACAAGCGCACAACTTGTAAGGCACAGCGTGAACGCAGAGAGCAGAAGCAAGCACATGAAGCGTTCAAAGATAACTTGATATACTAGGTAACCCCTTGATTTATAAGGGATAAAATTAAATACAAATAAGTGTTGACACCCTTTAAACAACACTTTATACTTGACTTAACTTTTACACACCAACAGGAGAAACACCATGATGTTACTACGTTATGACACCAAAGCACAGTTAAAAGCAAGCATAGGCAAGCCCCTAAACTATACAGAAACAAGTATGTTTGGAGCAGAGTACAAACCTAACGGTAAGTTTGCAGGAGCACGTAGACCACACCTTTTAGGCGGTAAAGGGCGTGAGTGGTTTGCTGAAATCACTATGGTTAACGGCTTGATTCACAAAGTAAGCTAACTTTAGCTTGCAATCCAAACACAGAGCAAGGACGCTCTACACCTAAACTAACAACAGGAGAACACCATGTACACAACCAGAAGTATGCCCCTACGTAAAGTAGGTAAGTTGATGAGTTTTATCAACCAATTGAACGATAAGCATGAAGCTAGTGAAGCCCTGAGCTACGAAATGGGATCATGCCACCTACGTAAAGGTAACGCCTTCTTGTACATTCAGAATGAACAAGGCAACGTGTTACCAGAAATGGAGTCAGCTATCATACAACATATAGCCACTGGTCTTATATTCACAGACCGTACATCATTACTTGATGACCTCGCTCAGCAAGAGTACTTACGCCACTTGTTACTGACTAGCGGTCAGGTAGAAGTCACGTTCCGCAAGAAGAACGGTGACATGAGAACCATGAATATACACATGAACAGTATGTGGATGCGTAAAAACTCAGAGTTATTGAAGATAGTACCTGAAGGAGAGTATCCTGCCACGTATGTTATGCGTACCTTACTACGTATCAAGGAAGATGACACAGAAAACACTGCATGGACAGTGTGGGACGTAGAATGTAAGGGTTGGAGAAGATTCAGACTAGACAGCGTAGTACGCATGAAGTCGCAGAGTCGCTTACTCTTACGTGTAGTAGATGACGCTGAGTTTGAAGCAGACACCAGTGCAGACAAGGATGCGCTGTATCAAGACTGTTACGATGTTATGAAAGAGATCAAGACACTGGAAGACCTTTACCGAAACACACCATCTTACGGAGCATAGCAATGACTTACTTAACACCAAGCGTGGAAGAACAAATGGAAGCACAGTTAACTGAGCAACAGTTAACAACACTAGAACAGGAAGCAGAGGTATTCAAAACTCTACTGACTGAGTTAACGAGTCGCACTATAATAATTGCGTTAGTACACCAACGTAAACACGCCAGTGCGATACATGGAATCAGAATGTTCGCAGACAGTATAGACGGCATAGCCGCTTGTACTATTGCATGTGATGCTGACGTAAGCCAAGCACACATGAGCTTGATCTTGGACTACAGGAACTGGCTGTGTGACAGACTGAGAACAGGGGAATTAAACATTCATGGCAAACATATGTGTGCTATGTACGACCCTGAAATAACAGACAGCATAGTTTGGGATTGCAAGCCAAACTCAACCAAGGAGCAATAACATGGGAGCACGGTACACAGACCTACGGTTTGAACCGCTTAACAAGGAAGAACGTAACCTTATGAACTGGGGTGGATTTAGTAAGTGGATGACAGGTAGAGCAGATACTGCAAAGCGTGTCAGTGGTTCAGTGAGTAAGTGGACAGACGGCAAGGTCACATGTAGTCGTATTCCTGCTACTAAGAACGTACCACACGGGGGTTTAATACTGCACCTTAAGTACGAGGGCTACACGGGAGCAGACATTAAGTGTATGTTTCCCTTTCCCCGTGAAGAGATCGACCGCATACTAGACCGTGCGGTTGGTTGGACAGAGGAAGACGGGAACAAGGTAAGCTACGACCTAAACACCAACAGAGAGTACCGCCAGTTGATGGGTGCTTATCCTTTACAACACGAACAGGAGTACAAGTAATGGCTAAACTAATATTAAGTCTACAACCACGAACTAACAGCAAGTCGTACAGGTATCTACATCGGTCAGCTATGTTAGCGTTTGACCCTGCTGACCATCACAACCTATCCTTTAAGATGCATGGTAGGGACAGCCCAGTACCAAGGTTGTCGTTTACAATCAATCAGCCAGAGGTAAACGTAGACTCAACAGGCACGGGTAGGGTGTACGACATACACCTTAAGAACAAGCTGATTAGGTTCAGGGACATGATGCGTTTATGGGGCATCTGTAGCGCAAGCACAGACTACTCGTATCTTGTTATCCGTGAGTCCACAGACAGCGTACTAGACTACATGAGGTATGAGAATACACAACGGGGAGGTGAGTGATGACAACGTACTCAAAACAGAGCTTGTTTTTAGAGCAAGCACCTTGTTTCAACTTTGAACTAGACGCAGACGGGTTGGTAGCTAAAGGGTTAGAAGTAGGTTTCATTACTAAAGTAGGGGATGATCTGTATGAACGTAATGACAACTACGGTTATGCCTTACAAAACAAATTTAGAGGAGAATGAAAATGGGTAGAGTAAAGAGTTGGTTTATGAACTTTGATGTAGCAGACGAGCAAGAGTACGATCAAGGTGAGTACGTGCAAGCACATGATATGCAGTCCAATATGTTACCTGTATATCCTAAGCACGATGTGCAGGTAGGTGAAATGGTAGCAGGTGAAGAGCCTACCGCACAGGATTGGGCTGAGTACACCCACTACATGCAGTCCAACGGGCTGTAAGTAAACTTTAGATTGCAATCTAAACTAAGGACACAACATGAGTCTTATAGATATTCAACGTAAGTACGAAGAAGCACAACTAGCGCACAGTCGTACCCGTGTACTGAATACATTTACTAAGATGGTGGCTAAAGGGGGTGGTGACAGCACCCCTGAAGGACAGGCACTTAAACGATTAGGCTTAGACAGAGTGCAAAGCACACTAGAAGAGTACTTCAGAGCACCATTACGAGGTCACAACGCTAAACAACGTGACGTAGTAATGGTATACAAAGGCAAAGAGGACGTACTGGCATTTATGTTAGTGTCTACTGTACTACAGGTACTCTTAAAGCACCCACAGACCATGCAAAACCTAGCTACTACGCTAAGTAAAGCACTTAACACGGACATGTTACTGGAAGCATTCCACAGCGAACACCCTAAGTTACTAAACTACATAGACTACGAGTACCGTAACCGAGGACAAGAGTACATACTTAGCCGCAAGCGTAGGTTAGCTAAGATGACTACTACCCTTGAGTACGGTAGTGTAGACCTTGCGGTTTGTTTGCGGTTGTTAGAACTACTACTTAAGTCAAATACAGGCATGTTTGAAGTCAAACGTAAAGCCCATCCTACTAGTCGTACCCTGACAGGTAAGGTAATAAAGCTGTATTTGACTGAAGAATCACGCTTAATCATAACTAAAGTACAGGACGTACTAACTAAAATAGGAGTACTGTACAAACCCCTAGTTGTAACGCCTAAACCTTGGGATTTAAGCACTCAACGTGGCTCATCGCACGGTGGATACCACTTTACAGGTACTATTCCATTCGTAAGGCACAAAAGTAGGATAGCAAACCGTATATGGAAGCGTTTGCAGACTAAACATGCTAGATCTTCGCTACTAGGTAGGGATTTTAACGTAAATAAGGACAAACCACTGTATTTAAAGCGTTTAACTGACGTTATCAACGGAGTTCAGAACACTGAGTGGAGAACTAATCGTTTTATATTGAATGTAGCACAACATATTGTAGACAACAACATAGTAGACCCGTTGTCACCACCTGATAACCCTAGATGTATAGGTGGTATTCCTCACATGGAGTTTTTAAACGTAGACACCATCGTTTTGATGCACAACTACGGTGAACTGTACACCACACAGAGCGGTAAGCAACGATTTGTACGCAAAGAGGACTACAAACGCTATTATACTGCCCGTGAGACAGCACTTACACGCTTGGAGTCTAACAACAGTAAACGTGTAGTCTACAAACTAGCATTGGCACTAGCTGACGAGTTCAGCGTGTATGACAAGTTTCACTTTAGCTACAGTCCTGACTTCAGGTCACGTTTGTACCCTGTACAACAGTTGCTTAACCCACAGTCCAGTTCTAACGTAAAGGCACTACTAGAGTTCAAGAACGGTGTAGTACCTACGGACGAGGGCATATACTGGATTAAAATAGCAGTAGCTAACACAGCAGGTCAAGACAAGGAGTCATACGAAGACCGTATAGAGTGGGTAGAGTCCCACATGCAAGACATACAACAGTGCGCTGACAGCCCGTTAGAGAGCACTTCTATATGGGGTAAGGCAGATGAACCACTTATGTTTTTAAGTGGCTGTAAGGCTCTTAGAGACGGTCTGAGGGGCATTCCTGTACACTTTCCTATACCTTTAGACGGTAAGTGTAGTGGTATCCAGATATATAGTGGCTTACTACGTGACAAAGAGGGAGCGGAAGCAGTTAGTGTAGTGGAACGTTCAGCTTGCAATCCAAACTCTAACAGAAAACCTGCTGACATATACAATGCGGTTGTAGCCCGTGTAAATCTACTAATGAAGATGGGATTCCCACCTAAAACCATCACGTTTACAGACAGCACAGCTACACGTAGGGAAATACCTACATCAGTAGAGCTTAAGAGCATGGAAGGCAACATAACACGTAGTCTGGTTAAGCGTAACGTGATGACACAACCTTACTCAGTGACTGCACACGGTATGTATGCACAACTCAGGGAACTGTTTGAAGACATAGAAGCTAACACACCTGACCAAGTGTTCTGGCGAGGAGAAAAGTGGGTATGTATACGCTTACTGGTTATACTGAACACCAAGGCTATAAGCGACATAGTTAAAGGAGCAACTAAAGGACAGGAGTACATTAAAAAAGTAGCATCTATGATGAACAAAGAAGGCAAAGTACTACAGTGGACTACACCGTTCTTTGACTTTCCTGTCATACAAGCACAAACAGTACGTAAAGAGCGCAGGATAACTACTTCAATAGGTAAACTTAAGTTCTTAGAGCACACAGACACGTTAGACAAGCTACGTCAGAGTAATGCTATTGCTCCTAACCTTATCCACAGTCTGGATGCTACCCTGTTGTACTTAACAGTAGAGCGACTACTAGCATTAGGAGTTAAGGACTTCAGTTTGATACACGACTCATTCGGAGTAGACTGTAACAGCGTAGGTAAGCTCAACATAGCACTACGTGAGAGCTTTGTAGAACTGTTTGAGTCTGACCCACTACTTAATTGGTATCAACAACTACAAGCGGAGTGTGATGTTGTATTGCCACACCCTGACACAGTAATGATTAATACATTAGACTTAAAGGAGGTAATGAACTCAAGGTACATATTTAGTTAGTCCAGTTATCCACAAGTTATCCACAGGATATGGTTAAAAGGACACTGTATGTACAGACGATAGCGTACAGGGGGGAGGGTATGCGTAGTACCGTATGTAGTATCAGTACTACTAGTACCCCCGTTCAAAAGTAGACTAAAAATTTAGGAGACAAGTGTAATGAACACTGTAAAGAAAATACTACTTGCTACACTACTGGTAGGAGTGGTAGGATGTAGTGAGATAGACTTAACTAAGGTAGTAGCGCAAACACCTACTACAGCACCAGTAGTTGAGGTCATAGAAGTAGAAGTACTAAGGGAGGTAGTAGAGCTACCTGAACTTGAACCAGAAGTAGTACATGAAGTAGAAGTAGAAGTGCCTGTCTTTGATAGTGAAGACAACGTGATAGGTACTGAAACAATAGTAGTACCAGTACCAGAAGTAGAACAACAACTTATTTAATTAATGCAAAGGAGCAAGATCAATGGCTAAAGTAAAAGCATTTGTAACACCACTGGGTTCAGCAAAATGGGCATCTATCGTAACACCTAACACTAAATGGGATGAAGCAGGTAAGTATGAAATTACTGTAGAGTTCAAACCAGAACAAGTAGTAGAGTGTAGAGCTTACTTGGACACCGTACTTAAGGACTTCATAGCTGAAGCAAAGCCTAAACTTAACAAGGCTAAACAGAACACAGTAACTGTAGTCAGTCCGTTTAAAGATGTACTAGACGTTGACGGTAACCCAACAGGTGAAGTAAGTTTAAAGGGTAAGGCGTACACTACGTCTAGGGAAGGTGAGCCTTTGAAGGTAGCTATCGCAGACAGTAAAGGTAGAATCATGCCTAACTTTAGTAAGCTAGTAGGTAATGGTAGCAAAGTTAAAGTAGCACTGTATCCTAAAGCCTACTACATGGGTAGTAACAATACCTTTGGACTGTCACTGACTATTAACTCAGTACAAATAGTAGAGTTGGTTGAGTACACCCGTGATGGTTTCAAGGAAGAAGAAGGAGGGTTTGTAGCTGATGATGCTGACTTTAAAGCACCACACACTGACCAAGAAGCACAAGTAGAAGCAGAGGTAAGCGGAGACTTCTAATGAACAGGGATGAGGGAGAATTTATAAGACATGACCCTTGTCCTGAGTGTAGGAGCGGAGATGCACTAGCAGTATACGATTCAGGTACTGCTTACTGTTTCTCTTGCTCCACCTACATTCATAAGTATGAGGAACAAGAACAGATTGCAATCCAAACAGGAGGGGCTAATATGACCCGTGATTCATTCGTAAGAGGTGAATACCTAGATTTAAATGCACGTAAAGTAAGTAAAGCAACCTGTCGCAAGTATGGCTACCATGTAGCTGATGTGCAGGGAGTTAAGACCCAGATAGCTGACTACTATGACAGTAAGGGTGAGCTAGTAGGACAAAAGGTAAGGTACGCAGACAAGACGTTTAAAGTAAGAGGTGAAGTAAACACTAAGCACTTGTTTGGTAGACACCTGTGGCGTGACAAAGGGAAACAAGTAATAATATGTGAAGGCGAGATAGATTGTCTGAGTGTAGCTGAAGCGTTTGGTGCTAAGTATCCTATAGTCAGCCTGCCCAATGGAGCACAAAGCGCAGAGCGTGTAGTCAAGAACAACCTAGAGTGGTTGGAAGGTTTTGGTTCAGTACTACTGTGGTTCGACAACGACACAGCAGGTAAGGAAGCTGTTGAAAAAGTAGTCCCACTGTTAACAACAGGTAAGGTTAAGGTAATTACTACAGGCTACAAGGATGCTAACGATGTGCTTATCAATGAGGGTAAGTCAGCAGTCGTAAGTGCTACGTATGAGGCCAGTGAGTGGCGGCCTGACGGTATACTTAGAGGTGCTGACCTGTTCAAAGAGTACAAAGAGAAACAGGTGTTTGCCAAGTGTGACTACCCGTATCCTAAGCTGAACGACATGTTCAAAGGACTACGCAAGGGTGAGTTGGTTACGTTTACAGCAGGCTCAGGTATGGGCAAGTCAACTGTGGTTAGAGAAATAGCTTACGACTTGATGCTTAAGCAAGGACAACGTATAGGTTACGTAGCGTTAGAAGAGAACTGGCGAAGAACACTGACTAGTTTCTTAGGCATGTATGTTAACAAGCCTTTGTACTACGATGATGAGCTTACACCAGAGGAAGAAAAGGAAGCATGGGACGAGACTATAGGCAAGGAGCGACTGTACTTGTACGATCACTTTGGGTCTATTGAAACAGAGAACCTGCTTAACAAGATACGTGTCATGGTTAAAACATGTGGAGTAGACTACATTGTGTTAGACCACGTAAGTATAGTGGTCAGTGGTATGGATACATTTGATGAGCGTAAGGCGATTGACAAACTGATGACTGACTTGCGTAGCTTAGTAGAAGAAACACAGGTAGGTATGCTTATCATTAGCCACTTACGTAGGACAGGTGAGAACAAGAACCATGAGGACGGAGCACAGATTAGCTTAGGTCAGCTACGTGGGTCAGGTGCTATTGCTCAACTGTCTGATGCAGTGATCGGGTTGGAGCGTGACGCACAGCACGAAGAAGACGGAGATACAATCAGGATACGTGTACTTAAGAATAGGTTTGCAGGTACGTTAGGGCAAGCTGACACTTTAAGGTACGACCATGTAACAGGACGGATAGACACTGTACTCACGGTAGAGGAAGAGGAGATAGACTTTGACAACCCTGACTTTTGACCTTGAAACAGACGGACTGTACCGTGAGTGTACACGCATTCACTGTGCTGTTATTTATGACCACGATGAAGACAGATACCATACGTTTGATCCTACAGATGTACACAGATTACCTGAGATTCTCAAGGAAGCTGATGTACTGATAGGACACAACATAGTAGGGTTTGATGTACCTGTCATTAACAAGTTGTTTGGTATTGATCTACACCATCACTGTGCACTACGGGATACGTTCTTGCTTAGTAAGTTAGCGTACTACGACATGGAAGATCACTTAGCTATGTCAGCACCATGTGACACTAAGTTAAAGAGTAGTCACGGACTTAAGGCATGGGGTCAGCGTCTTAAGCTACACAAAGGAGACTATGGTGAGCAAGTGGATGCGTGGACGGATTACGATAAAGGTATGTTGGACTACTGTAAGCAAGACGTTAAGGTAACCACTACCTTGTATCGTCACCTGATGCGTAGAGGTAACGTACCTCAACGTGCGCTGAGACTTGAGCAAGACTTTGCAAGAGTAATACAAAAGCAGACAGCTAAAGGGTGGTACTTTGATGTCAAGAAAGCACAGCAGTTACATGTACAGTTACACCAACAACGGGAGGAGATAGAGCGAGAGCTTAGTACAGTATTCAAACCCCTGTACTGTGGGACTAAGACAGATCATGTAACTGAACCTGCTAAACTTAAGACTTACAAGAGTGGTACATACACACGAAAGTGTGAGGTCACAGGTGTACGAGTAGAGTACGGTACGCACACTCCTATTAAACTAACAGAGTTTAACGCAGGTAGTAGACAGCACATACACAGGTGGCTACATGTTATGTACAAGTGGAAACCTAAGAAGTATACAGAGAACGGGAGTGCTATTATTGACAGTACTGTTCTTAACGCACTTCCTTATCCTGAAGCACAACTACTAGGCAAGTACTTTGAGTTGCAGAAGATATTAGGTATGTTAATAGAAGGAAAGAATGGATGGTTAAAGGTAGTAAACGATGAAGGCAGGATTAATGGGGAGCTTGATACTATTGGGGCTGTTAGCGGTCGCTGTACTCATAGGTCGCCCAACCTTGCACAAGTACCCAGTAGCAGAGCGTTCAAAGGTAAGGAGTGTAGAGAGTTGTTCACCGTACCTAAAGGAAAAGTCCTTATAGGATGCGATGCCAGTGGGTTAGAGCTTAGGATGTTAGCACACTACATGGCGGCATACGATCACGGGGAGTACGCTAAACAAGTAGTGCATGGAGACATACATACAGTCAACCAAAAGGCGGCAGGACTAGCTACTAGAGATCAGGCTAAGACTTTTATATATGCTTTCCTGTACGGAGCAGGTGCTAGTAAGTTAGGTGCTATCTGTGGTAAGGGTGCGGCACATGGTAATAGGCTTAAGGAAAGATTCTTTGACTCACTACCTGCTGTGAAGCAGTTAATGTCAGGAGTGCAACACGCTATAGCACCTAAGTATGACAACGGACAGATGCAAGCGATGAACTTACGAGGTATATCAGGTAGGTTACTGTACATTCGGTCACCTCATAGTGCTCTTAATACCCTGTTACAAAGCGCAGGTGCTTATGTAATGAAGTACTATACGGTACAATTAGATATACACTTACGTAAGTATGGAGACAAGGTAGCATTTGTAGGCAACATACACGATGAGGTACAGCTAGAAGTAGACGAGGATATAGCAGAAGAAGTAAGGGTAATATGCGAGGATACATTTGATACAATAACTAAGATGCTTAAGTGGCGATTACCTTTAGAAGGTGAAGCTAGGATAGGCAGGACATGGAATGACACACACTAAGGAGACGAGTATGAAACCAGTTACATTTGATATACCTATGCCACTGATTAAAGGTAAGGGAGGGGTACAAAGATTATTGAGTGCTAACCTGTACAGGAACGCTTACTTTCACACACTGAACGCAAGTAAAGTAGAGTACGACACTGTAATAGACAGCGTACTAGCTACATTAAAACCGTTTGCAGTACCTGTTAAGATGGAGTTCA